CTTCTTCTTCGTCTTCGTACTCAACCACATCGTAGTCAGCAGCCCAACCGTGATCTTTTTGAAACTCAATAAATTCCTGAATTATTTGAGCTTTTTCAAAGTCAGCGGTTTCAATGGTTACTATCTCATCTTCAGCCCAAGTCCACTCGCCAATCTCAATTTCAACTTTGTACATTTTGCACTCCTTAAAATTTGGTACGGAATATCCCGTACACAAACTCTAACCCAACTAAATGACATTTAAAAGTTAACTATTTATTTTTAATTTAACCTTTTAATCAGACATTATCAGAAACAATACTAATACACCTCCAATGCCAATGACAGCGCCAATTGCTAAAACCAAAATAGTTGTGATCATTTCATCACCTCTCGGTATGCCTTGATGGCGTCTTTTAAATCGTTTTGCAATTGCTCAATATGGTCTTGTTGCTCTTGCATCTTGGCGTACGCTTCGGCAGCGAACTTGGCCAAGTTCTCATGGCTCCATGTCTCAAATCTTGGCATCGCGCTTCTCCTTAATACTTTGTGACAGCATCTGGCGCAACCACTTGGCACCGCCCAAACGATTCCACTCTGCGTGATGCGCCGGTATCAGCCGCACACCTATTTGTCTAGCTACGTCAGTCAATTCACTTTTTGGTCTTGGCATGGGTGTTGCTCCGCTGTAGATTTGGTTATAAAAATATGGTTGCAACGTGTACAACGCCAGACAAGCCCTTGCTTTACGATTGTTCGGCCTTTTCCAAAAAATGTTCTGATCGCTTCAATCATGGTTGTCTAGCCTCCTGCAAGAGTTCAATACGTTCACGGGACGCTCTGAGCGTGGTGTAGCGTTGGTGCAATCGCTCCAACACCACCACACGTTTGGCGTTCGCCCGTTCATGGGTCAGCATCTCCAAAACCTTTTGCTCGTCAAAGGTCTTGAGTTCTTCATTTAGTTTTCGCCAAGTGAGTTGCAACTTTGTCCTCCAATTTTTTAACTAGCGTCATGCTCTTGCTCAACTTGCGCCAGGCGGCGTTGAAGTCTCGCTGATAAATTTTCTGAATAGACTTCTCAGCTTTTAATTGTGTCTTCCAATTGTTCAAACGTACACTCATTTCAGTTCCTCCATTGCAATATCAGATATGGCGCGCTTATCGTGTAGCGCGCCCCAAATTTTTTCATCTACAGTTTTGTTCGTCAGCATGACGTAGCACCACACGTCGTGTTTTTGTCCTGATCGGTGCAACCGGCCAACGGTCTGCTCGTACAGTTCCAACGACCAAGGCAAGGACAAGAAAATGATTTTGCACCCCCCAAATTGAAGGTTGAGCCCGTGGCCCGCTGATTTCGGATGCACCAGTAAGAGTTCAATCTTGCTTTCGTTCCAGCGTTGAATGGCATCTTTGTCATCAAGCGTTTGGGCGTGGGGGTAGCGGCGCTTGAGTTCTGCCAACTCTTCTTGATACGTGTAAGCAATGATCGTATTTGCTCTTTGATTTTCATTCAGTAACTCCTCAAGTCGGTCAAATTTATAGCTGCTGAACCACACTGGCGTCTGTGTAACAATGAACCTACCAGGTGTCTCGGAGGCTTCCTTGCGTGTGTCGTACACAAACCCGCTGGCCATCTGTTGCAGCTTGCCGGTGACGACACCCCCATTGGCCGCTACGGCCTTGGCGTCGGGGAACTCCACCATGAAGTCGGCCTTCATCTTCTCGTAAGGCTTGCGATCTTCCAGATCACATCGCACCTCAATGACATGCAACGGCGGCAGCTTGTCGGCGTAATCGCCAGCTTCCAAAACGTAGGTAGCCGGTTTGATGCGCGTCATGACGTTGGCCAGCGCACCAACACGCGGTGCCCACTCACCAAACTCCTTGTTGATCAGCACGAAATATTGCTGCATGAACGCGCCTTTGGAACGGCCAAGCAGGCTTTGGTCAACGATCTTGCACTGGCCAAACACGTCTTCCAAGCCGTTGCTGGTGAACGAGCCGGTCAAGCCCCAACGAATCGTCATGGGGTCGATCACCTTCAGCAACGCCTTGAAGCGTGTGCCGGATGGATTCTTCAAGCGCGTCAACTCATCAAACACAATGCCATCAAAGTCCAGCGCCTGCTCGGCCAGCCATTGGATGTTGTCGTAGTTGCTGACTACGATCTGCGCCTTAGAGCGCAGCGCGGCCAGCCGTTCCTTGGGTGTACCCACGGCCACGGCCACTGGTGTCGCCGGTGCCCACTTGGGTTGTTCGACCGGCCACACGTCGGTACAGACGCGCTTAGGTGCCAAGACGAGGAACCGCTTGGCCACACCGTTGGCCAGCATGGCCTGCATAGCCGTCAAGGTGATGGCTGTCTTGCCAGCGCCAACAGGTGCCAAAATCATGGCTCGGTCGCGCTCGTAGAGGAAGTCAGCCGCCTCGTCTTGGTAGGGTCTAAGTTGCATACGCGCTTTCAAAAATATGCAAGCCTAAGTCAGCATCAACGCAATTACGCAACGCCTGGCGTTTGTTTGGTATCTTGCTAGCGGCAACTACTTCATGGCCATCAAAATCTGAAATCTTGTTCTTATGCCGAATGTCGGACTTGTCAAATTTGCGTGGTGGCACGTCAAAGTTTGACCAGAAAAGATGGCGTTGCATTTCAAACGTGGGTTTGACCAACGGTTCGTAATATGGTTTGACGTTTTCAATGACCCATTTGCCTTTGGCGTAATGTTGCAAAAACATTATCTGCGCGTACAGCGTCATGTCGGGCATGATGGGCGCAAACCCTTTGCCGATCACACCTACGTTGTGCCTATATTGGCCGTGACTTGGGCAAGGTGGGCTACCCCAAATAAAGTCAAACTCAGCGTAATGCTTTTCCAAATACGCAACAGCGTCGCCAACCACAACCGTGTCTTGCGGGTATAGCTGTGCATAAACCTTAGCAATCTCTGGCGAATATTCAACTGCCGTCACTTCACACCCCCCCCATAGACGGCGATTGCCACCAATGCCCGCGTAAAGGTTAAGTACTTTTAATCCACTCATCGACTTGCTCCGTTGTCCATAAACATGCGTAGTTCTGTTTCAACAGCGTCATGTCCGACATGAACATCTTCTGCAACGCTGACAGCCTGCCGCCCTTGGTCTTCAACTCCACAAACCATGTGCTGCCGTCAGGCAGACACGCAATCCGGTCAGCAACACCTTTGCGCCCTGGTGACGTGAACTTGTACGTCTTGCCACCGATGCGCTCAACTGCCCAGACGAAATGATTTTCAACTATTTTTTCTTTCATGTCAAAAAGTTTAGCACAGTTTTATTTTCTATGCTATAGTTCAGTCTCAATTAACTAAAGGAGAGTTCAGTGGATCACAGTAAGATAGTCGGCGGCTCAACCGCCAAGCGCGTTATGAACTGCCCAGGCTCTGTAGCCTTGGTGCAAAAGATGCCGCCGCAACCCAGCAACAAGTACGCCGACGAAGGTACGCTGTTGCACAACGTCATCGCAGAGATTGTGATGTCAGACAAACACCCCGAAGAATTCCTCGGCACCACTTACAACGACCAAGTGCTGACGCTGGATTTGATCGACAACAAATTGATGCCAGCCCTTGCTGCGCTGGATGTGATTGACCCTAACAAGGAGATGGAAATTGAAGCTGAAACTCGTGTTGGCTTTGGCGACTTGTTGCCTGGCGTTTTTGGGAGCACTGATCTCATTGGGCGCATTGGCAGCCGCGCTGTCGTACTGGATTGGAAATTCGGTGACGGCGTGGCTGTTGAGGTAGAGGAGAATCCACAGCTCATGTTCTACGCCGCTGCGGCCATGCGTACCGAAGAAGCCAAGTGGGCGTTTAAGGATGTCGAAGAAATTGAGATGGTGATCGTTCAGCCGCCACAGGTAAAGCGTTGGGTGACCACACCAGCTCGTATTGCCCAATTTGAAAAAGACTTGGTCAAAGCAGTCAAGCTAGCCCAGCAACCGAATGCCGAGCTCAAGATCGGTGACCACTGCCGGTGGTGTGCGGCCAAGCCGATCTGCCCACAGATGACTGGCGCTGTTGACCGCGCATTGAAGACGCAAGTTGAAGCGATCGACGTGGATACGCTGGGCGCATACTTGGCCAACGCTGACATACTGGAAGATTGGATCAAAGACCTTCGTGCGTTGGCGCACCAAATCCTTGACAGCGGTGCGCCGGTGCCTGGGTATAAACTGGTGGCCAAGCGTGGTACACGTCAATGGGTGGATGAAGGTAAAGCTGGATTAGCTTTAACCGGAATGGATATCTTTCCATATAAAACAGAGATCATTTCTCCAGCGCAAGCGGAGAAGGAACTCAAAAGGAGCAAGAAGACATTGCCCGACGATCTTGTCGTGTCAGTGTCTTCAGGCACAACATTGGCGGTGGAGAGCGATCCCCGTCCGGCAGTGTTGCAAATCGGGAAGCAGTTGACTGCGGCCCTTCTTAAACTTCAGTAAGGAAAATCAAATGTCCAATTTAGTAGCGTTCTCTCAAGCGGGCTTGCCCGCAGTTTCCACCCTGTCATCCGCACTGCGGGCGATCCAATCCGATGTCGGCCCTGCTGGTACAGCTATCCTCAAAATGGATAAAACTGGCCACTGGGTCTTTGGTGCCGATCAAACCGAAGTCGAAGACGACAGCAAGTGGGCGATCAACCCCTTCTCTTTTGTCCACGGCTTCATCGCTTGGGGTGATGGTGAGGTATTGGCCGAAAAGATGGCCAGTGTCAGCCAGCCGTTGCCCGAACTTGACGAAGCGCCTCCTGGTGCTAAGAAGGGTTGGGAAACACAGGTTGGCCTGAGCTTGAAGTGCATCAGTGGCGAAGACAAGGGAATGGAAGCGCGTTACACCACCACGTCAGTGGGCGGTAAGAAAGCGGTTCAGTCCATTGCAGTCGCGCTGGCCGAGCAGGTCGAGAAAGATCAAGCCAAGCCAGTGGCCATTGTGCGTCTGCGTAAAGACCACTACGCCCACAAGAGCTATGGCAAGATTTACACGCCTGTGTTCGAGGTGATCGAGTGGGTCAGCATGGATGGTGAGCCTGAGCCTGCAAAGGTTGAGGAAGCCGCACCAGCGCCAGCAGGTCGTCGTCGCCGGTCTGCCTGATGTCACTTTGGGTTGATTTTGAGACCCGTAGCGCCTGCAACCTGATGGTTGCGGGCGTTTACAACTACGCGCAAGACCTTAGCACTGAAGTGCTGTGCATGTCTTACGCTTTTGGCGATGACGAGGTGGTGACGTGGATACCTACCGAACCCTTCCCTGAGAAAGTAAAGTCGTACACCGGCCAAATCTACGCACATAATGCGGCGTTTGAGCGCCTAATCTCCTGGTACGTTTTACAGATAAATTTCAAGTTGGAGCAGTTCGTCTGCACTGCAACACAAGCCCGCGCCAACTGTGCGCCTGGCTCGCTGGAAGACGTTGGCCGGTTTGCTGGCGCGTCCATGAAGAAAGACCACCGAGGTGCCCAGTTGATCCGTCTGCTGTCGATCCCGCAGGCCGACGGCACCTTCCGGCAGGACGCCACCTTGATGGCCGAGATGGTGGCCTACTGCGAACAAGATGTCCGTGCCATGCGCTCCATCAGCAAGGCGCTGCGCCCATTGAGCGCCGACGAGTTGGCTGACTACCACGTCAACGAGCGGATCAACGACCGTGGCGTGTTGGTGGACGTGCCACTGTGCGCCGCTGCCATCAAGTTCGCCAGCGATGAGTTGGTCGAGATCGAGCAGATCGTGGCCGAGGTAACCGAAGGCGCCATCACCAGCGTCAGGTCGCCTAAGATGCGCCAGTGGGTGATCGACCGCGTAGGGCCACAGGCTTTGAAGCTGATGGAAACCTACAAAGACGGCGAGAAAAAATATTCAATTGACAAAACTGTGCGAGCCAACCTGCTTGCAATGGAAAACCCAGATGAGATACCGCCCGCTGTTGCCGAAGTCATCCAATGCGCGGACGACCTATGGGCGTCTTCGGTTGCGAAGTTTAGCCGCCTTGCATCTCTTGCAGATGTCGAAGACAACCGAGTACGCGGAGCCTTTGTATTCGCTGGAGGATCAGCTACAGGCAGAGCCTCAAGCTACGGAGCCCAGGTTCACAATTTCACTCGCAAGTGCGCCAAATCGCCCGAAGACGTTAGAACTGCAATGGTCAGAGGCCATGCAATTGTTCCTCAGTTTGGCAAGCGCGTTACAGATGTCCTCAAGGGGATGCTCCGGCCTGCACTGATACCGGCCAAGGGTAAGTCCCTAGTCGTGGCCGACTGGTCATCTATCGAAGCCCGCGCGACGCCCTGGCTGTCTAACTGCCCAGCAGGCAACGCCAAGCTGGCCATCTTTGCTCAAGGCGAGGACGTGTACAAGGTCAACGCCTCGGCCACCTTTGGTGTGACGGTTGACCAGGTCACCGGCGAGCAGCGTCAGATCGGCAAGGTTCAAGAGCTTGCCTGCGGCTTTGCCGGTGGCGTTGGTGCCTTTGCTGCGATGGGTCGCGCCTACGGTGTGCACCTGCCTGAGTCAGATGCCAAGCGCATGGTTGACGCATGGAGACGGGCAAACCCTTGGTCGGTGCCTTACTGGCAGAACTTGGAGGAAGCCTACACCCGCGCCATGCGGAACAAAGGCCATGAATTCAGCGTGGGGCGGGTTACCTACCTGTTCGACGGCCAGCATCTCTGGTACGCTCTGCCCTCCGGTCGAGTCCTGTGCTACCCCTTTGCTAAGCTGGAAGCCGACGGCGTGACCTACGCCAAGGCCGCGTGGAAACCGGCAGCAGACGCAAAAGAATGGCCGCGTGCAAGGCTTTGGAAAGGGTTGGCGTGCGAAAATATCACCCAAGCCACCGCCAACGATCTGCTGCGCCATTCGCTGCGCCAGCTTGATGACGTGGTGCTGCATGTGCATGACGAGATAGTGTTGGAAACCGACCGGCCTGAAGAGATGGCTGTGCGGCTCGAAGAGGTGATGTGTACGCCACCCGAATGGGCTAAGGGTTTACCCCTTGGCGCAGAGGTAGCGATCATGTCGAGATACGGTAAATAAAAAAGCCCGCTGGCAGGCGGGCTTTAACGGGAGCAATAACTTGGAATTTCTGGACTTTATCACAAAACTCGCCCCTGCTGGCGAGACCGCACTTATTGTGCACCAAAAACCACAGTTAAAAGACGGTCAAATACAACTGCACGCCGATGGCGCAGTCAAATGCACATGGCCAGCGCACCTGCCGACCAAAGGCACCAAGGCTGGCCAAGCATGGTACGCCAACACCGCCAGCTTTGTCGTTGACCGTTTCACCGACGGCCGCGTGTCAGCGTCCGCAGCCAACTGCGAGTACATCCTCGTCATGATGCTGGACGACATTGGCACCAAGTCCAAGGTGCCGCCCATTGCCCCGACGTGGATCATGGAGACGTCGCCTGGCTCGTTCCAGTGGGGTTACGCCTTCAGCGACCAGCCCACCAAAGCAGAGTTCAGCGCAGCCATCCGCGCCATCGCCGACGCTGGCTATACCGACCCTGGCGCATGTAATCCCGTTCGCAACTTCCGGCTGCCTGGTTCGGTCAACCTCAAGCCTGAACGCAAACTGTTTGAGTCGCGTCTGGTTGAGTTCCACCCAGACCGTGAGTTCACGCTACCTGAGATTTGCGCCGCCCTAGGCGTGGTGCCGGTAGAAGCCGACTCGCTCACCCTGCGCCCGATCCGCTTGTCCGACGACGGTGCCGATGACGTGATGGCGTGGCTGTCTGAGCAGGGTCTGCTGCTGTCCCGACCCAATGGCGAGGGCTGGGCTGGCGTGATCTGCCCCAACAGTGCCGAGCATACCGACGGCAACCCCGAAGGCCGTTACATGCCCGCAAACCGTGCGTATTGCTGCCTGCATTCGCACTGCGTGGACTTTGACTCGCGCATGTTCTTGCAGTGGGTGACTGATAACGATGGCCCTGCCCACACGCCTGGTTTACGTGAGGAACTGCTGGCGCAGGCGATGGACTCGGCATTGTCCAAGCTCACGCCGACCATCGAATACCCGAACGAAGCGGCCAAGATCGTGGCCGAGGTCGAGCGTAAAGAGCTTGGCCGCATTGAAAAGGCCGAATGGTACGAGCGGTTTGCCTACGTCCAAGCCGATGACTGCTACTTCGACCTGAGCGACCGGCGTGAGATCGCCCGCAACACGTTTAACGCCCTGTTTAGGCACATAGACTGCAAGTCGATTCACAACAGCAAGCGTCGCATTGAAGCGTCGCACTGCTTCGACGAGAACCGCCAAGCCAAGGGTGCCAAGTCGTTGGCCGGTATTACCTATGCCGCCGGTGCCACTATTCTGGTCGCCCGTGACGGCATGGTCTACGGCAACCGCTGGCGCGATGCCCGCCCCGCACCGAAAGCCGGTGACGTCAGCCTGTGGCTGGCACACGTCGAGCGCATGGTGCCCGAGCCGTTCGAGCGTGATCATCTACTCAACGCGCTGGCGCACAAGGTGCAATTCCCTGCCCATAAGATCAACCATGCCATCCTGATGGGCGGCAACCACGGCAGCGGCAAGGATACCCTCTTTGCGCCGTTTTTCTGGGCTATCGGTGGCGACGCTAAGGCCAACTGCTCGCTGGTCAAAAACGAGGATTTATCGTCCCAGTGGGGTTACGCCCTTGAGTGCGAAGTCATGGAGATCGCCGAGCTGCGCCAAGCAGAGGCCAAAGACCGGCGCGCGCTGGAGAATACGTTGAAGCCCATCATCGCCGCGCCCCCTGAGCTGCTCATGGTCAACCGTAAGGGACTGCATCCCTATATGGCCTTGAACCGCGTGTTCGTGATTGCGTTCAGTAATGAGCGCGTGGCCATCTCGTTACCCTCAGAGGATCGCCGGTGGTTTGTAATCTGGTGCGCTGCGCCTAAACTGGCAGAGGCGCAGGCCGTTTCGTTGTGGAATTTCTACCAGCGTCAGGGTGGTTTCGAAGCCGTGGCGCATTATCTGCATACCCGTGACGTGTCCGACTGGAGCCCGACCGCTCCGCCCCCAGTGACTGAGGCTAAGATGATCATGGTCGAGCACGGCATGAGCACGGCTGAGAGCTTCCTGGTTGACCAGATGCGTCGGCGTGTCGGTGAATTCTCCCGTGGTGTCGTGGCATCCCCTTTTCACGGTGTCTGCGACCGCTTGCAAGGGTACGCGCCTGGCGGTGTTAAGATCGTTCAGGCCGCGCTCTTACATGCGTTGAAGGAGGCCAACTGGCTTGATTGCGGTCGCCTTAAGTCGTCGCTGCATGACACCAAAAAGCATATCTTTTGCGCCCCTGATTTGGCGAAGGCCACAAAATCAGAACTACGGAATATGGTCGAGCAATAAAAAAAGCCCCGCATTAAGCGGGGCTGTTAAGTTCCAGGCAACTGCTATAAACCAAGCAGCACAGCAAGTATAGCGGCAATCAAGGCCGCACAGATCACTGCCATTCTTTTACCGCCGCCGCTTCGATCTGGTCGATTATGGGCATCGGCAACAGCCCTTGCACGTCGACCGCGCCTAGGTAGGCATTGACCAGCGTGGCGTGCGCCGGTTCGGTCTCTTCACCCCAGTCAATCTCTAAATAGCATGTTAGCGTGTCGCCATTCGGGTGATTGAATTCAAAGATATATTCTCCGATACCTGGCGCGGGTGTCATGTGCTTGGCTTGCAGCTCTGCTAACTGCTCGCGTAGCTCGTCCACCTGCTCTTGCAGCAGCTCGTCCATCATGTTTTTTATTTTCATAGCGTACCCTTTGCGCGAATGACGGCGGCGGCGATGCGCTCAGGGTCGCCTTCCTCACAGGCTTCGATCAGGGCAACCAAGGCCGCGCGGGTTGTCAACTTCTTGGCGGGTTTAATGTCCTCAGTCGTCGGAATGTAATGCTCATCCACCTCCTCCCACACTTCCGGCTGAGTAGCGTCCAGCATAGGCGCGGCGCGGTCTGTATAGGTGTAGTCGCATTCCACCAAATGAATGCGGCTGTTGAGCGCGGCATAGCACTTCAGATAATCTTCTGTAGTCATTCCAGCTTGAAATATGGGGTAGTCGCGCCTTGTAGCGTCATGCTTGCGATCTACCTTATTTTTGATCTTTGGTGGCTTTGCCGCCAGTGCGCGGATAGCCTGAGCGTTCTCAGGTTTGACCTTGTAGCGGGTTGTTTCGTGTGTGAATTCAATCATGCTGTTTGCTCCTGTAATGGGGTTACGTTTTGGATATATTCCTCAGCGTGTACTACGTTATAATTTTCACTGCCTGAAAATTCCTCCTCTGCAATGTCCTCAGCTTCTTCAGGACTGTCTGCTTCAACTTCAAGCGTATAAATTTGATGTTCTACGCGAACATATTGAACTTGGTATTTCATGGTGTCATGCTCCAAAAATATAAAACAAAGGGAAGGGCAAGGAAAAAGGCGAACGCGATAGCGTCGATGATCTGGCGGATTGTCATGCTGTCACCTCTTCAGTGCGGCACATAGTGCAGTCGTCCTGGTTATTTTCCGCAAAGTCTTCGAGCGCGGGGTAGGTGTCAAACTCAAACTCTTCACCACAATCACGGCACGAGTACACCCAAAACACGTCAAAACCGATTGAGCAAGCGATAGCACCTTGCCAGTCTTCAGACCAAACCCAGACGTTGCCGCTGGACTGGTTGACGCCTGCTTGTGTGTATTTGTCGGTTTTCAAGCCTGCTGCTCGAATGGCCTTGAGACACTCGCTCAAGCGGTCAAGGTCAGCACCTGCAAATTGTTCAAAAAAGTTGTATTCCATAATTTACTCCATTTGATTGAATTGAATCGGTGACAAGTCACCCGCTAACCCTCATTAAGGGTTAGCGGTTGCACTGTAAACTAATTCCTTGCACTTGTCAACAATTATTTTCTAGGTGTTTACCCTTAGTTTGCATGGATATTTAGGGTAATGTATGGACAAGGGAAAGTGACGCCAAATTGTCCATAAAAAACCTATATACAACCTGACTTTTTTCAGACTTATGGACAATATGGACAATAAAATAGGTATATATAAAGCAAACAAAAAAAGTAATACTATATAGCTACACAGTAGGTTGAGGATCACGTTTGGCGACCGACTTAAAATGCCTGTCCAGATTGTCCATAATGTCCATAAACTATAGTATCACACCCATGTTAACACCCACTAACATACCCAAATGGCCATGTTAGTGACCACTAACTAGGCTAAGTGAGTGACCACTAACATCACCAAGTTAGTATGTACTCACTTGTCAAATCTATATGTTAGTGGCTACTAACTTCCAGGTGTATGTAAGTGCTTACTAACTTAGGGACTGTAAGGATTGTGTAAGGAACTTGAGGGGGAGGGGTAGGGCCCGCCGTCATGGCCCAACGGTGACGGAGGTTTCACGAACAATTTTTTTTTATTTTTAAATTGCCCACATGACCCACAAGCTGATATATTTCATTTGCGTACCAACACGCATGGGGATTGACTGGTTCATGTGGTTGCCGCTGAAAGGCTTGCGCCATCTCTGGTAATTCCTCACCAGTCCCCAGCCGTGTTGGTTTACACTTGCGCACATGACGTTTCACAGCCTACCCTTTGAGCCGCGCAAGATCGTTGCAACCGAAGCGCGTCTGAACAAGATCTACGACGCCGCCAAGTTGGGTTTGAAAGGCGACGCATTGGCCCTGGCTTCCGGCATGTTGCCCACCGAGTACCGGCAACTGTGCGAGCTAGACCCCGTTGCAGATATGGCGGCGCAAAAAGGCAAAGCCGACGGCGAGCTGGAGATGTCGCTGTGTCTGCACAAGGCGGCCAAGGAAGGCGACGCTAAGGCGGCGCTGGCAATCCTGCAACACTCACACGGCTGGGTGGCCAAGCAGTCCATCAGCATAGATGTCGATCAGCGCATCAGCATTATCGGCGCGCTACGCCAAGCCGAGTCACGGGTCATTGATGTAATTGCCCATGAACCAAGTCCTACGTTACAACCGAAGCTAAATGCAGAACACCATATACAGCGCTGAAGACGAACAGGAATTGATGGCCAGGCTCTGGAGTCCGGCGATCAAAGACAACCCGCTGGCGTTTGTGATGTTCGCGTTTCCATGGGGCGTCAAGGGTACGCCGCTGGAAAACTTCAGCGGGCCGCGCCGTTGGCAGCGCGAGGTGCTGCTGGACATCGCCGAACACATTCGACTCAACCAGAAAAAGCTGGACTTCGACGTGCTACAAGAGGCAATCTCATCAGGCCGTGGTATTGGCAAGTCAGCGTTGGTCAGTTGGGTGACCATCTGGATGCTGGCCACAAGGATCGGCTCGACGACCATCATCTCGGCCAACAGTGAGTCCCAGCTCAGGTCAATCACATGGGCCGAGATCACCAAGTGGCTGGCGATGTCGATCAACAGCCACTGGTTTGAGGTGTCAGCGACTAGAGTGATGCCCGCCAAGTGGCTGACTGAGCTGGTCGAGCGGGATTTGAAGAAGGGCACCAGGTACTGGGGCGTGGAAGGGCGGCTGTGGTCAGCGGAAAACCCCGACGCGTACGCTGGTGTGCACAATTTCGACGGTGTTTTGGTGATTTTTGACGAAGCATCAGGTATTGACGACTCAATTTGGGCTGTTACTGGCGGTTTTTTCACAGAAAATACGCCAAATCGCTTCTGGCTGGCCTTTTCCAACCCGCGCCGCAACACTGGGTACTTCTACGAAGCGTTCAACAGCAAGCGCGAGTTCTGGAAAAGCCGCGTCGTGGACGCGCGCACGGTTGAAGGCACTGACAAACAGGTCTACGAGCGAATCATTGCTGAATATGGGCCAGACTCAGCCCAAGCGCACGTTGAGGTGTACGGCATGTTCCCCAACGCGGGGGACGATCAGTTCATCGGGGCTGACATCGTGGACGACGCCATGAAGCGGGCGAAGTATCAGGATCAGTCAGCGCCAATCGTGATCGGTGTCGATCCGGCACGGTTCGGGGCGGATGCCACGGTCATCGCGGTGCGGCAGGGTCGGGACATTGTGAAGATCATGCGGCACAGAGGGGACGACACCATGACGGTGGTCGGGCATGTGATCGAAGCGATTGACGAGTTTAAGCCCACGCTGGTGGTGATCGACGAAGGTGGCCTGGGCGCGGGCATTGTGGATCGGTTAAAGGAGCAGCGGTACAAGATCAAGGGCGTGAACTTCGGAAATAAGGCCAAGAACCCGATCATGTACGGCAACATGAGGGCGCAGATGTGGGGTGACATGAGGGAGTGGCTGAAGACGGCGAGCATTCCGAACGATAGGTTCTTGAAAACGGACTTGATTTCGCCTATGATGAAGCCTGACTCAAGAGGCACGATTTTCTTGGAAAGCAAAAAGGACATGAAGTCGCGCGGGCTGGCGTCGCCTGACGCAGCCGACGCAATTGCTGTTACATTTGCATTTCCTGTAGCACACCGCGAGTACACTGAGCCAACACGCCGGATAAACTCGCAGGGCAGCAGCGTATCAACAAGTTGGATGGGATCATGACAAAAAAAGTATCACTGTCAGTAGGTCGCGGCGAGAAGCTGCCTACGTCCAAAGGCGCTGGTTTGACCGCCAAAGGCCGTGAGAAGTACAATGCGGCAACGGGCTCTAACCTCAAAGCGCCAGCACCCAACCCTAAGACCAAAGCAGATCAAGGGCGCAAAGATTCATTTTGTGCAAGAATGGGCGCAGTGGCAGCCAACGCCAAAGACGGCGAACGCGCTAAAGCAGCCCTTAAACGATGGAAGTGTTGATCATGGCAACTAAACCTGGGCTTTATGCCAATATTCATGCTAAACAGGCACGTATCGCAGCGGGCAGCAAAGAAAAAATGCGCCCTGTAGGCGCAAAAGGCGCTCCGACAGCCAAAGATTTCAAAGACTCGGCCAAAACTGCAAAGAAGAAATAACATGCCACTCGTTAAATCCAAGTCACCCGAAGCCTTCCGCAAAAACATTAAAGCGGAAGTCAAGGCCGGTAAGCCGGTCAAACAGGCCGTGGCAATTGCGTATGCAGTTAAGCGCGAAGCCAAACCAATGAAGAAAAAATAATGGCAGATTACACAGGCATCGCCGCAGCCGGTGCTGTGGCCAACGGCGGCAAAGACAAAAGCTCATCGTCTAGTATCCTAGCGACTGCTCGCTCACGTTTGGACATGGCCATCTCTGCGTTGTCTGAGTCCCGCGAAGATGAGATCGACGACCTGAAGTTCTACGCTGGCTCGCCCGACAACCACTGGCAATGGCCAGCAGACGTATTGGCCACCCGTGGTGCTGTGCAAGGTCAGACCATCAACGCCAGGCCGTGCCTGACAATCAACAAACTGCCCCAGCACGTAAGGCAAGTCACCAATGACCAAAGGCAGAACCGCCCAAGTGGCAAAGTTATTCCAGCCGATGATGACGCCGACGTTGAAGTCGCCGAAGTCTTCAACGGCATGGTCAGACACATCGAGTACATCAGCGACGCCGACGTCGCGTACGATACTGCGTGTGAAAACCAAGTCTCCTACGGCGAAGGCTACATCCGCATTCTGACCGAGTACTGCGACGAAAACACGTTTGACCAAGACATCAAGATTGGCCGTGTTCGCAACTCATTCAGCGTCTACATGGATCCCACGATCCAAGACCCGACAGGTGCAGACCAAAAATGGTGCTTCATTACTGAAGACATTACCAAAGCCGACTACGAGCGCATGTACCCCGACTCTGCGCCCATCACCACCTTGCAAACGCTGGGTGTGGGCGACCAGAATCTGAGCCAATGGCTCAACGAAGACACTATTCGCGTTGCTGATTATTACTACGTAGACTATGACAGAGCAACGCTTAACCTGTACCCTGGCAACGTGACCGCATTTGATGGCACCCCAGAGGACAAACAACTGAAAGCAATATATGGCAAGCCTAAAAAATCTCGTGAATCTGATCGTGTCAAAATTAAATACTGCAAGATTAACGGCTATGAAATTCTTGAAGAACGCGATTGGGCGGGGAAATACATCCCCGTAGTCCGCATCGTTGGCAATGAATTTGAAGTAGATGGCCGTTTGTATGTGTCTGGCCTTGTGCGTAACGCCAAAGATGCCCAGCGCATGTACAACTACTGGGTGAGCCAAGAAGCAGAGATGCTTGCCTTGGCCCCCAAAGCGCCATTTATTGGCTACGGTGGCCAGTTTGAAGGCTACGAGAACCAATGGAAGACAGCAAACACGACCAATTGGCCGTATTTGGAGGTCAATCCAGACGTTACAGACGGCGCAGGCTCAATCCTGCCACTACCCCAGCGGGCACAGCCTCCGATGGCCTCCAGCGGGCTGTTGCAGGCCAAAGCGGGCGCATCTGAGGACATCAAGTCCACAACCGGCCAATACGACGCATCTTTGGGTATGCGAAGCAACGAGCGCAGCGGTAAAGCCATTCTGGCCCGCCAGCGTGAAGGCGACGTAGGCACTTACCACTACGGCGACAACTTGGCCCGTGGTGTTCGTCACATTGTGCGCCAGTTGGTGGACTTAATCCCCAAGGTGTACGACACGCAACGTGTGGCTCGCATCATTGGCTTGGACGGCGAAACCAAAATGGTCAAGTTGAACCCTGACCAACCGGAAGCAGTCCGCAAGATTACCGATCAAAACAATCCTGACGTAGTGATTGAAAAAATTTACAACCCCAACGTCGGCAAGTACGACGTGGTGGTGGCGACCGGCCCAGGCTATGCAACCAAGCGCCAAGAAGCCTTGGAAGCAATGGCCCAACTGTTGCAGGGCAACCCACAACTGTGGCAAGTGGCCGGTGACCTGTTTGTCAAGAACATGGATTGGCCAGGTGCGCAAGAGATGGCCAAGCGGTTTGCCAAAACCATTGATCCTAAGCTCATGGAAGATGGCGACAAGCCGCCAGCCTTGCAAGCCGCCGAACAGCAGATTCAGGCGATGGGTCAAGAGATGGAACAGATGCACCAGATGATCACCAACGTCGGCAAGTCCATCGAAATGCAAGACATGGAGCGCAAAGACTTTGAAGCTCAGGTGAAACTTTACGAAGCCGAAACCAAACGAATTGCTGCGGTGCAAGCTGGTATGAGCGAGCAACAGATCCAAGATATTGCTATGGGCGTAGTTGCTGCTGCAATGGAATCGCAAAACATGGTCAATGAAATGCCTGGCCGTGAACAGCAACAGGAGATGGAAACTATGCCACCACAAGGAATGCCCCAATGATGTACAAGGCCGCTGATTTCGTAGGAATGCTGTTCCTTGCCCGTGATGTGGCGCACAG